ATATCAAGAAGACATAATAGACAATTAAAATTATGAAACAAACAAATTTATTTACAAAAGAAGAAAACAAAGTAGAAGGAAACACAAAGTATTCCTCAAAGATTGAAGCACCTATTTATGAGCCAAAGAATAAAATACCTCATATATTAGAATTGTGCAACAAAGAAAAAACACATCGTTTAATTAAAGAGATTGAAAACTCTAATGTATCATTTGAAGAAAAGAACTTCTTGATTGATGCTGCAAGAAGGCACAATGTATTTAACTATGAAAAGATTGCTGATTACTATGCTAACTCAAATCAAGAGATGCAAAACTTAATGGAAAAGTCAGCACTTGTTATCATAGACTTTGAAAAAGCTATTCAATTAGGCTATGTTAAGTTATGCGATGAAATAAAGGAACAATATTTAACTGAATACGGAGATGCAGAATAAAGATTTTTGTGTTTTTATTATTTCAAATAATAGACATGACAAAGTTTATACAGAGATTATGCTTAAAAAGTATAATTATACAGGAGAATATTATATTGTTTTAGACAATGAAGACAATTCAGTTGATAAATACATTCAAAGATTTGGCAAAGAAAAAATAGTAGTATTTGATAAAAAAGCAATTGCAGACAAAACAGATGAAGGCAATAATTTTGACAACAGAAGAACTACAACTCACGCAAGAAATGCTTGTTTTGATATTGCAAAAGATTTAAACTATAAATACTTTTTAGTATTAGATGATGACTATACTGTTTTTAGATATAGATTTATAGGTAAATATATTACAAAAGGATATGTTAATAATCTATCTCAATTATTTTTAAATACATTTAATTATTTTGAAAATTCACCTTATACATCAATTGCTTTTGCTCAAGGTGGTGACTTTATTGGTGGTGAATCTTGCGGACTATTGCAGAATTATATTTTTAATTCTCGTAAATGTATGAATAGTTTTTTTTGCTCAACTGAAAGAAGATTTTGGTTTGTAGGACAATTAAATGAGGATGTAAATACTTATGTAACTTTAGGCTCTAAAGGCAATTTGTTTTTAACTATACCATTTGTAGGATTAGAACAAAAAGCAACACAAGCAACAGCAGGTGGAATGACTGATGCTTATTTAAAATATGGTACTTATATAAAAAGTTTTACAACTGTTATGATGTCGCCAAGTAGTGTATTTGTAGCAATGATGGGATTTACAAAACAAAGATTACATCATAGAGTTATACAAAGACATACTACTCCAATGATATTAGATAATAAACATAAGAAATATACTTGATAACTTGTTGAATACTTTTAAATCAATAGTATAAACTTTGATGCGCCAATAATGGCAATAATTTGGAGCGCATTGAAATAGTAAATGAAATTTTAAATAACCCTGCATACCTTGACACCTGCCGAAAGTTAGACCAAAATTATGCAGATGATATTTACCAAGAAGTAATTGAACAGATATTAACTATTCCTGCTGAACGATTACCCACATTAAATTATTTACAGTTCTGGTATTATTGTGTAGCTAAAAACATTATATCACGTAATGGCAAGTTAGGAAAACTATTCTCAAAAGAAATCCCAATGGATGAATTTATGGAAAGTGAATCCGAAAGAATAATTGATGATTCAGACCTTGACTTTAAGAAAATAGAAAACTTTATGTTAGGCTGCAGCGAGTTTGAAAATAGAATAGTGTTACTATATGCCGAACATAAATCAATGCGAAAGATTAGTAAAATAACTGGCATAAGTTATTCAGCATTGAGGTCAGTAAAAGAAAAAATTAAAAAATTTGCAAATGAAAATCCTTGTAATCATACCGAGTTATCCTAACATAAGTGGTGTAGACTATCACCGACTATTGCAACCACATAAACGCATGGCAGAAATGTTTGTAAAGGATGTGGATATGTATCAAATAAATGAAATAGACAGCGCAACAATAGAGTTCCTACAAGGGTTTGATTTAGTAGTAGCAAACCGATTTATAAGTAGAATAAATGGTAACGAGGTAATAAGAAAGCTAAAAGATGCAAACGTGCCTTATGTATTAGATATTGATGATGATTATAGGCTACCTAATTGGCATATACTACAAGAAGCAGCAAAGCAAGAAAACCATGCAGCTAAAATACTTCAAGCATTACACTACGCAAAAGCAATAACAACTACACACGAATACTTATCAGGAACTTTAAAGTATGAAGCAAGTCAACCGAATGCTTTTGAAATACCAAACGCAATAAATCCTGAAGAAGACCAATATAAGTTTGCAAAAAGAAAACTTGACATAGTTAAATTCGGTTGGAGTGGTAGTATTACACACTTTGAAGATGTGTTACTAATGCACGATGGTTTGTACTCACTTTACACTCAAGATAGATTAAAAGATAAATTTCAAGTAATTTATGGTGGTTATAGCAATTACGATGACACTTCAATGGCAATAGCAGGAGTTCTATCATGTAAAGGCAAAGCAAAAGAAGGGCAATTTGCAACGTACCCAAGCACAACTATAAACGAGTATGCAAAGTTCTACGATGAAATAGATGTATCACTTATACCTTTAAGAGATAACCGATTTAATAGGCTAAAATCAAACCTAAAACTTATCGAAAGTGGATTTAAAAAGAAGGCTTGCATAGTATCAAATGTTCATCCATACGAGCCAATGTTAAATCATGGTAAGAACTGTCTTGTAGTAAAGCATAAAAACGATTGGTATAAGCACATGGTTAAGTTAATTGAAAACCCTGCAATGATTGAAGATTTAAGCGAGCAATTATACTTAGATGTTCAAGTTCAACACATTGATAGAATCGCTGAAGCACGTTACAAAGCATATAAAACAATAATAAAATTATGATAGATTTAATATTTTACTGCATAGGAATAGCAATGTTGTTTACTTCATTTTTTAGTTTAACACAACTACCAACTTGGTTAGATTTTAAGCCATTTAACTGCAATGTGTGCCTTTCTTTTTGGATTTGTGTAATAACTATTCAATTTGATTTAATTAATTACACACAAGCATTTGCAGTCGCAGGTTACGCAGCATACTTTTCAATGATACTAAAACGAATAATGTATAAAATATGAGAAACTTTGATGAAATTTATTTTGCAATGAAAAAAAAAGGCGATAACCGATTTAGCCTTTTAGAATTAGTAAAAATATTTGATAACGAAACAAGTTGGGTAGGTACAAGCCAACAACTATTAGAAATCAAATCATTGAGCCACGAGGTTACTGGAATAAGAAGTGGCGATTGTTCTGCTTGTAATCTTGATGCAGTTAAAAATATGGTTAGGTGGGTAAAATTAAACGAACCTAATATAAAGATAAAAAAATAATGGCATTAATTAGTGTAGCTGTGTATGACACAGAAGAAAACGGAAGGTCAAAATATACCAAAGAAACTTTAGATAGTTTAATTAATACAGTTGATGAAAAAGAACATCGAATTATAATAGTAGACAATGGTAGTTGTGAGGAAACTAAAAAATTACTTGTTGCATATTATCATTTAGGCATCCAAATAATAACCAACACTGAAAACGTAGGAACTGCAAAAGCAATTAATCAAGCATGGGCATATCGTAAACCAAATGAAACAGTAATCAAAATGGATAACGATGTTGTAATAAATAACTATGGTTGGGTAGAAGAGATGGAACTTGCAATGAAACTTGGTGGCTATGGTATATTAGGTTTAAAACGTAAAGACTTAATGCAGTCACCAAATGCAAGTAACCATTGGAAAACTGAACTTAAAATGCTTCCACACGAAAAAGGCGACAACTGGGTAGTAGTAGAAGAAAGCGCAGATATAATGGGAACAGTACAAATGTTTCACCCTGAACTAATAAATAAAATGGGTGGGCTAATGCAAGCAGGTGTATATGGATTTGATGACACATTAGCTTGTATTAGAGCAATACTACTTGGATATAAATTAGCATTTTTACCACACATTGACATTGACCATATTGATGTAGGTGGAGATGCTTATACTGAATGGAAACGCAAATATGCAGGAGAGAAAATGGAAGAGTTTTATAAAATCAAAGATGGATTAATTAATGGCACAATACCAATAAAAGTAGAACTATGATAGTATTAACAGTAGCAGATAATAAAAGTAAATGCTTTCAGTTAGAACGAAGTTTAAATCACTTTGGTTGGCAGTATCATATAATTGAAGTGAATCAATGGCAAGGCTTTGCAATGAAACTAAACAAGGTATATGAGTACTTAAAAGCAAATCCAACTATTAAAGATTTTATATTTGTAGATGCATACGATACATTCTTTTTAGATACACCTGCAAACACTAAACGTAAAATATATTGGAACTGCTTATTTAATTCAGAAGCAAACTGCTGGCCTGATGTAGACCAATTATCTAAATATGAAGAACGTGAGCAATACACAAAACCAAATACAAAATTCAGATTCTTAAATAGTGGTGCTTATTATATGCAGTCAGAAACATTTATAAAGCTAATAGACAAACAAGGAATACACGATAGCGAAGATGACCAAAGAATAGCAACTAAATGGCTATTAGATAACCCAAGCATAGGTATAGACCATGATTGCAGAGTATTTCAAACATTATGTGGGATAACTGAAACAGATTACAAAATAGAAAACAATCAATTTATAACTAAAGATAACTTTAAACCAACTATAATTCATGGAAACGGAAAAGCAGATATGAATTTTATATACGAACTAATTAATTAAAAAATGAATACACTAAAAGAATTACAAGACAGCTATCAAAATACATCAGAGTGGAATGAAATGGTAAACGAAACATTTATCACTAAAACCAATGATGTAAAAGAACTAAAAGCATTAAGGGACTTTGTAGAACAAAACGCATTTGGATTTGGTGAAAGAGCCTTCTATCAAATGTGGTCAATAATAATAGATGAAATGCCACAAACATTTAGCTTTTTAGAAATCGGAGTATTCAGAGGGCAAACATTAGCACTTATAAGAATGCTTGCGAACTTAAAAGGTAAAGAATGCAAAATAGTAGGTGTAACACCATTAGACACAACTGATGGGCATTGGGAATCTAATTATGCAGAAGATATAGACTTACTCCATGTATCATTTAACCTTGAACAACCTAAAATTATAAAAGGATTATCAACTGATGAAAAAATAATAAAACAAATAAAGAACTTTGATATAGTTTATATAGATGGCGGTCACGAATACGAAGTAGTAAAATCAGACCTTGAAAACTATTGCAACAAAGCAAACAAGTATTTAATAATTGATGACTGTGCAAATAGATTTAATTTAAAATGGGGAATGTTTGCAGGAATAGAACCAGTATCAAAAGCAGTTGATGAATACTTACCACCATTTACTGAAAACAATAACTTTACTTACATCTGTAACGTAATACATAATAGAATTTGGAAACGAAATAAATAAAAATAAAAATGGGAAAAAATAAATATGTAGAAACACCCGAAAAACTTTGGGAACACTTCGAGAATTACAAAAATGAAATCAAATCTAATCCTATAAAAAAGCACGTATTTGTAGGAAAGGATGGAAACGCAGACTATGAACTAATAGAAAGACCACTAACAGTAGATGGTTTTGAAGTATGGTGTTGGAGAAACGAGATTATAAGCGATTTAAGCCATTATTTTGCTAATACTAATAATAAGTATTCAGATTATTTAACCATCTGTTCACGCATAAGGAAAGAAGTACGCAATGACCAAATAGAGAAAGGACTTGCAGGCATCTATAACACAAGCATTACTCAAAGGTTAAATGGATTAACTGATAAGAGTGAAGTAACAGTTAAAGAACAGCCATTATTTCCTGATGACCAATTTTAAAGAAAGTCAATAAAACCGTTTGTCTATACGAAGCCGAAAACGCACTTATGTCATTTAAAAGAACAACTGCAATCAGTAAATTATTAAAACTTGAAAAACGAAAGAAAGTAATTCAAGGTGGCACAAGTGCAGGTAAGACATTTGGCATACTACCGATACTAATTGGCAGAGCATCTAAACATCCTAATTTAGAAATAAGTGTAGTAAG